ACGCCCGCGACCGCGCGACAACAACGATACGCACGCGGGCGCGCAACCCTTTCAGAAATCCGGCCTGTCGTGCGCAGCTGGATTGCCCATGCCAGCCACGCCGACACCTTCGGGTTGCGGCGCAAGCTGTTGGAATCTTTCCCTTTCACCATCGCAACCTCTGGAGCATAAACAATGGCTACCGACTACCATCATGGCGTTCGCGTCATCGAAATCAACGAGGGCACACGCCCCATACGCACCGTTTCCACGGCCGTCGTCGGCCTGATCGCAACGGCTCCCGATGCCGACCCGGATGTATTCCCCCTGGACACGCCAGTTCTGCTCACCAACGTCCTGACCGCAATCGGATCGGCCGGTAAACAAGGCACACTGCGCCGCGTGCTCGAAGCCATCGCCAGTCAAACCAAACCCGTCACTGTGGTCGTGCGCGTCGCCGAGGGCGACTCAGCAGCTGAAACGAACAGCAACGTCATTGGCACAACGACTGCGGACGGCAAGTACACCGGCATGCGCGCGCTGCTGGCGGCCCAGACGCGGCTCAAGGTCAAACCCCGGATCCTAGGCGCGCCGCTACTCGATACCGAACCCGTGGCTGCCGCCCTGGCTGGCACCGCACAGCAGCTGCGGGCATTCGCGTATGTGTCCGCATCCGGCTGCGACACCAAGGAAGAAGCCGTGCTGTACCGCGAAAGCTTCGGGCAGCGCGAAGTCATGGTCATCTGGCCCGATTTCCTCAGCTGGAACAGCCAGACCAACGCCGAAGCCCAGATGCCCGCGACAGCCATCGCGCTGGGTCTGCGTGCCAAGATCGACGAAGAAGTCGGTTGGCACAAGACGCTGTCGAACTACGTCGTCAACGGCGTCACCGGCATCAGCAAGGACGTATTCTGGGATCTGCAAGACCCGGCAACAGACGCCGGTTATCTCAATCAAAACGACGTCACCACACTCATCAACCACACCGGATTTCGGTTCTGGGGATCGCGTACGGCCGCTGGCCCGCAAAGTCTCTTCCCGTTCGAGAACTACACCCGCACCGCCCAGGTGCTGGCCGACACCATCGCCGAGGCGCATCTGTGGCCCGTAGATGCTCCTATGCACCCGACTATGGCCCGCGACATCATCGAGGGCATCAATCGCAAGTTCGCCAACCTGACCGCCCAGGGCTACATCATGGGCGGCAGCGCCTGGCTGAACGAGGCATACAACACAACCGACACGCTCAAGTCCGGCAAGCTCACCATCGACTACGACTACACCCCGGTTCCCCCGCTGGAAAACCTGGTGTTCCAACAGCGCATCACGGATAGATACCTGCTGGATTTCGCGCAACGCGTCACCGCCTAAGCACACACGGCCCGAGAAATCCGGGCTGACCGTTTTTACTGACAACCGGAGATCACCATGGCACTACCCGCCAAGATCAAACATCTGAATTTCTTTAACGAAGGCCAGACCTACATTGGCGAGTCCGAATCGTTCACCCGCCCCAAACTGGCCCGCAAACTCGAAGCCTTCCGCGGCGGCGGCATGCACGGCGCGGTACACATTGACCACGGCCTGGAAGACGATGCGCTGGATGTGGAATGGGTGATCGGCGGCTATGCCGCACAAGTCATCAAGCAGATGGGCATTGCCGAAGTCGGCGGCGTCATGCTGCGGTTCGTCGGCTCCGTGCAGCGTGAAGATTCCGCCGCCGTCAACGCGCTCGAAATCGTCGTGCGCGGACGCCACGCGGAGATCGACACCGGCGAATACAAAACCGGCGAAGACTCCAACAAGACCATTACCACCAAGTGCGTCTACTACAAGGAAACGCTCAACGGTGAAGTGCTCATGGAGATCGATCTGCTCAACGGCATCGAGCTCGTGGGCGGCGTTGATCGCATGGCCGAGCACCGCCGCGCCATCGGCATGTAAGTTTCCCGCTGGGTCGCAAGACCCGGCGTTTTACGTTTCATCCACACCGAGAGGATCCCATGAGCAAAACCGAAGAACAGGCCAACCTGGCCGCCACCGCCACCATTCCAGTCCTCGCGGCGGAACCCGAAGCCGTTGAACTGGATACGCCGATCAAACGCGGCGAACAGGAAATCCGCGCCGTGCAACTGCGCAAACCCAAGGCGGGCGAGCTGCGCGGCATTGCGTTAAACGACCTGGCTCAAATGGACGTCTCCGCGCTACAGCGCTTGCTGCCGCGCATCACCATCCCGCCGCTGACGCAAGCCGAGGTGGACAATCTGGACTTGCCCGATCTGGTCGCGCTGGGCGTGAAGGTCGGCTCTTTTTTGCTGAGGAAGGCCGATCTGGCCTCCCTCGGGAAGTAGAGGCAGCGATGGCCGACATCGCCGTCATATTCCATTGGGATTCAGCGGCGATGGACGGTATGGAGATCAGCGAATTGATGCGGTGGCGCGAACACGCAAGGCTTCGTAGCGGCAACGACGGGCACAGGCATGGCAAACGAACTTAAGCTGCGGGTCGTGATGGATGCAATGGATCGGGTCACCGCGCCATTGCAGAAAATCCGTGGCGGCGCGGGGCAAGCCGGGCAGGCGCTCAAGGGCTTGCGCGACCGCATGAAAGAGCTGGAAACCGCCCAGAAAAGCATCGGCGAATTCCGAGAGGTATCGCGCGGCCTGGCCACGACGCGCACCCAACTGTCGCAGGCCCAAGGGCGCGTGAAGGCGTTGGCGCAGGAAATGCGCGCCGTGTCCGAGCCCACGAAAGCCATGCGCCGCGAGTTCGGCAACGCCGTGAAATCCGCACAGGCGCTCTCGCAACAACACGACCAGCAGCGTCTGAAGCTGCAAGAGGTCAGAAATACCATGTCGGCCGCAGGGCTTTCCACGCGCAACCTGGCACAGACCGAGCGTACGCTGCGCGCCGACATTGCGGGTACCAATCGACAGATCGACGTGCAGCGCGAACGGCTTAATCGCCTGGCCGAGCAAACGCGCAAGGTCGCGCAGGCCAAGCAGCAGTTCGAGAAAACGCGCGCCTTCGCGGGCAATGCCGCAATGGTCGGGGCTTCAGCTGGCGCCGTTGGGTATGGCGTGCTGCGCGGCGGCGCTCACCTCTTGCAAGAAGGGATGACCTTCGAACAGAGCATGAGCAAAGTACAAGCGCTGACCGGGCTTGATAAGACCAGCGAAGCCTTCGCCGTGCTGCGCCAGCAAGCGCGCGACTTGGGCGCGTCTACGATGTTCACCGCCACCGAAGCCGCCCAAGGCCAATCGTTCCTGGCCATGGCCGGATTTAAGCCAGAAGACATCATTGCCGCCATGCCAGGCGTACTCGACGTCGCCAAGGCGGGCGGCCTTGAGATCGCCGAAACCGCCGACATTGCATCGAACATCCTGACGGGATTTAAATTGTCGTCCAGCGACATGACACGCGTCGGCGACGTGCTCACCGCAACGTTTACAGGTTCGAACACGACGATGCAGATGCTGGGCGAGACGATGAAGTACGTTGCCCCCAACGCAGCGTCTTTTGGGCAGAGCCTTGAATCCGTTGCGGCAGGGGCCGGTGTTCTTGGAAACGCGGGGATCCAGGCATCCATGGCCGGAACAGCGTTTCGTTCCATCCTGGGACGTTTGGCCGCGCCGCCAAAAGCCGCTGCCGATGCGCTTGCGAAACTCAGCATCCAGGTGGCAGACGCGCAAGGCAATATGCGGGCATATCCCGATATTCTTAAAGAAATTCACGAAAAACCCAAAATGATGGGCAACATCGAGAGAGGCGCGTTGCTCAAGGACATCGCCGGCGAGCGAGCCGTAGCCTCCATGACGGTTTTGGTGGATGCGGCGGGCGTAGGCGAACTACAGAAGTCCGTTCAGAAGAACCATGCTGCCACTGGCGCAGCCCGCAAGAAAGCCGAAGACATGGCAGACAATCTGACGGGTGATCTGGATCGACTATTCAGCGCATGGGCAGATGCCAAGATTGAACTCTTCGATACCAACAACGGGGCCTTGCGTTCCCTCACACAAACGCTGACCGGCATCGTCAACGCCATCGGCGCATGGGCCAAAAGGAATCCGAAGCTGGTCGCAGCGATCAGCAAGGTCATTGCCATCATTGGCGTACTGGCGGCCGCCATCAGCGGCGTCGCCCTGTCCCTGGCGGCCGTCCTGGTACCCATGGCCGCCGTCAAGTTCGCCGCCGCCACGCTCGGCATCAAGATGGGTGGGGCTTTTACCGTGTTGCGTACCGCCTTTACCATGTTACGCAGCGCCTTGCCCGTGGTGTTGACTTTGGTGCGCTCGATCGGCGTGGCGCTCGCAGCCAGCCCCATCGGCATAGCCGTGACCGCCATTGCCACGGCCGCGCTCTTGATCTACCGATACTGGCAACCGATTCGCGCGTTTTTCCGCGGCGTATTTCAAGGTATCGCCGCGGCACTGGAACCTGTGGGCGAAGCCCTTTCCGAGGTTGGCAAAGTCTTGACCGTCGTGTTCGCGCCGCTGATCTGGTTGTTCCGTCAGATTGGTTCGGCCATCTCAGCCGTGATCGACTGGATCGGTCGGCTGTTTGCCCCCAGCGAACAATCGGCCGAATCCCTTGAAAACATCACCAGCGCTGGTCGGCGCGTCGGCGAAGTTGTCGGTTCCGTGTTTCAGATACTGCTCGTGCCGCTACGCATATTCGCAGCAATTGCCAAGGGCGTCGCGCTACTGATCACGGGCCAATGGTCAGAGCTGGGCGACTTTCTCGGCGACATCTGGGGTGGCCTGAGCGGCATTGCGTCGACCGCGCTCGATGGCGTCGCCAGCGTGTTCTCAGGTCTGTGGAACGGCGTGCACGATGGTGCGGCTGGTCTTATATCCGCCATTGGCGACACCCTGTCCAATGGAGGCAGCATCGTCACTGGCGCAGCGTCAGCGGCATGGGATGGCGTAACCGGCATGTTTTCAAACTTGTGGAGCAATGCGCGCGACGGTGCAGCTGGCCTTGTGTCCACCATCAGCGACACCTTGTCCAGCGGGGCCAGCGCCGTCACTAGCGTGGCATCCACGGCCTGGGATAGTGTGACTGGCGTGTTCTCGAGCCTGTGGAACGGCGCGCAAAACAGCACTGACTCTGGAATTGCAGCGGTCAGCAAAGCCATGGTCGACCTGTCGCCACTACCCTTGTTGCAATCCGCGTTCAGCAGCGCCATGTCGTGGCTGGGCATAGATCTGCCTGAACAGTTTTCACAAGCTGGCGCAAACGTCATGTCGGGGCTGGTGAAAGGCATCAAAAGCATGGGCAGCAGCATCAAGAATGCGGTCACCGGCATGGGCGATAACGTGATGAATTGGTTTCGGGGCAAGCTGGGCATCCGCAGCCCCAGCCGCGTATTCATTGGTTACGGCGAGAACGTGTCGGAAGGCGCTGGCATCGGCATCGCCCAAGGGGCCAGCGCCGCGCTGAAATCCGTACGCGCCATGGCGACCGCCGTGGCTACTGCGGGCGTCATGGCACCCATCGCCGCGCCCGCCATGACCGTCCCGACCTTGCCAGTACAGCAGGTATCCAATGCGCTGGTACGCCCACTGCTCGACAGCGCGGCCATGCAAGGCGTACTGGCCCAGATCCGCACGGCCTTTGAGTCGACCCTGACGCGCTCGCATGGCATCGTGGCGGACATCACCACTGACCTGCGCATCGACACCCGGCCCCCGGTATCATCTGTCACACAAGCTGCACCTATTACATTCGGCGGCGACACCATCCACATCAATATCACAGTGCCCCATGGTGCGGATCCACAGGCTATCGCC